CGGGGGTGTAACTCCGGTCGGGCTACGCCCTCCCTTCGTCACACCCCCGCCGCCGAGTCTCATCCTGATTGACGCTGAATCTCACCGTGATTGCCGCCGCGCAGAACCTGCTTGGCAGGGACAACATAGAACGGCTGGAGAAGCAGACTGAACGTCAGAAGGCGGCCCCGCAAATCAAGCTCAACTTCCGACCGAAGCCCGTAATAGTCAGCTACGAGTTCTATCGCATTCCGGACATGACGCATCTGAACTGGCGAATAAACCGGCTTGAGAACGGCAGATGTGAGCTGTTCAAACATCACCTCGACGAGAGTGAGTGCCGCGTAGAGGTCAGGAATTTGAGGGCGAAGGGCTTTACCTGCCGGGAACTGACATTCGGCGCGCAGTCACGCTACGCCAATCGTGCCGATGGCAAAGGCAACGCCCGCCAGCGACCGGCAAAAACCGAGATCATGGATAAGCTGAAGGATTTCAAGATTTGAAGCAGACGTCAGCGGCAAAGAAGTTGCGCAACCCCGGCTTCGACGGAACGAAGGTCAGCAAGGTATCCGTGCGCGTGTCGTCGAACCGCACCACGAAACAGAGTGTCCGCGCGATGCCTGGCACGTTCGAGTGGCGCTATGGGCGAGGGGGGCCAGGAATGTACCTCTATCACGCCGGCTCGCACTACGCGCGACTGTGGGAACAGGCTGGAACCGCGTCAGCGTCGTCTCCGGATCTTAACGGAACCTCCGGTGCCGGCTGGAAGGGCATTCCCGAAAAGCGCCTGGAGGCAATGGAGGAGTTGAAGGGCGCCGCGGCTGTCCTCGGAGCGCTCGTATCCGCGCGTTTGACCGCCTATTGCGCTCAAGGTCTGACAGCCAAGCAGATCGGCCTGAAGTTTGAGATCAACGAACGGGACGTCGCGCCAGTCCTGGAACAGGATTTGGTCGCCTGCGCCAAGTGCTTTGGGTACAAGTAATGTTTCGCTTCCGAAATGAATTGACTTTCGACGCGAAACCCCGGTAGAGTCTTTCCAACGTCAGAACTGTGACCGACGTCTCCAAACCACCCGCCTTAAAAGGCGGGTTTTTGTTTGCACGCCTGGATGGGCTTGATGGAAAGCCCGACTTGAGACGGGCGTAGAACCAGGGGCGAGCCGCTAGTCTGCGGGAACAAACGGCGGGATGGAGCGGAACGCGCCCCCAATTTTGAGGAGCATTGCCTTAAGAGGGCGCCTCCCGCGGGATCTTCCTCTTAGGTAATTGGCGATCACGTCTTCTTCCGCGGCGATGTCATGGCCTCGCTTGCTCGAGCGGTACTGTCGCACTCTGAGTTCACCGGTCTCTGTATTGAAGAGTAGAGCGTGGGACAGGAAGTTCCCGTGGGGCAATCCTTTGCGGTAGAATTCTCTTTCGACAATTGCCATGCATCACCTTCCTGGTTGCTCTGCTTGGGCATCGGTCAACGAAGCCGATGGTTGAGATATGAGGGAAGGCGCAGGGCTGTTGCCATTGCAAGCATCTGCATGCATTGCGCTCACCCTCGTATTGTAGCAAGATGGAACCGCTTTGGGGGAGAACGGCTGCAATCCAATCTCCCCCGCCGCGCGGTTGCAGCTACGCTGCACCATACCAAGGCCGAGACTGACGGTTGTTTTCGCTCGTGAGGCGCCGTCGTTGTCTCGGCCTTTGGATATGTGAGCAGGACCGATCGGCAAGATCAACCGTGTTTTTTACATGCCCTGGAGCGCTCGACGTTGACTATCGTTACGGGTTTTGCTTGCCGTGACACGAGTCCGCGTTAGGGGGCCTGCCCCAGCGACGGGCAGGCCTCCATCAGGCTTCAATGACAGTGGTAACCGCCCGTCTTGTGATTGGTGTGGCAACCGTTTTCATCGGTCCCCCCACTGTGGGCAGAAACATAGGTCGCGCTGCCGAAAAGGATGAGCGCAGCCGCTGCAAGCTTAATCAACTTCATGATGGTCCCCTCCATTGCCATGCAACTTAAACACGACGCCATTGTGGAGTCGAGACTAAATTAGAAGTTACAGAGCTTGTTGGAGCCGGAGGGCAGGGGATTGCCCACCCATTTGGGTGAGAGCCAGCCGCGTGGGCCTGTTCCGTACCGGAGCCGTTCTGCACTCGTTCGAGGATATTTCAGAAGTGGTGATTTTGTCGGCATGGAACCGCGGTTCACGCCCCAGCGCCGGGAGACCTCATTCCGGTTTAGGAACGCGCTTAACCTCTATCCAATCGGAATGCCCCTCGATTTTCATCTTCCCTCGTGATCCAAACGCTTCGAGCTGGGCGCTGGGTCGATACGCATACCGATACTGATAGTGGAAGCTCGTCTGCTGCCAGCACTTGCCGTTCTGGACCTCGAAAATCGCCCCGCGCTTGTACCCTCGGCTCACGCCTTTCAATTGAACACTGTCAGGCATGTGCCCTTATTCCTTCTGAGTTCCGCCTCGCTGTTCACACGCGTTCTTTGAGGTTTACCAAATCATGCATGTCTCGGATTGTTCGACCCACTTTGGTGCCGATTGCGATTGCGGTGGCTTAGATTTGGCATCGCAGCCAGGCGATATGCTTGTCGCTACGGTTGTACCCGGTACGGGGCGCTTTGGATTTTTCATCAATCACATGGGCAGAGAGTGCTTCGTCGAGTCGCATGAGCTTCCAACCTTGACGCTCGCCGCTGTTGCTACCGCCGCGAACCTGCCAGACGCGCATGATGTCATTGCCGTCCTTCGTTGTGCCAACAGCGTGAACCTCAACGACGCGAGAGAATCCGTCATAGCGAAGCTCAAGACAAAGACCTCGATTGAGGGCGTCACAAGCGGTTGCTGCGTACAATTGCGAATCTCCTCATTCAACCTGTGATTCGCACGGTATCACAACTGCACGTGTCCCGACTGCCAGGTAATCTCTCCGAAGAGAATGTTCCATGTCAGAACCGCCCCGAAACAACGGGAAGAAAACGGGAAGGGGAAACCCTCCCGCCGAGCATCAATTCAAGCCTGGAAATCCCGGTCGCCCGAAAGGTGCCCGCAACAAACTCGGTGAGATGTTCATCGAGGACGTACTCGCAGCCTGGGAGAGTAAAGGCGCCGCGGCGATCCATACCGTCATCGAGAAGCGGCCCCAAGACTTCCTGAAGGTTGTCGCCTCGCTGATGCCCAAGGATTTGAATGTCAACATCAACCAGATCGGCGAGATGACGGATGAGCAGCTCCTCGACCGGATCCGAAAGCTCGATGCAACAATCCAACCTTTCCTCTCTGCTCATGGAGAGGATGGAAATAGCGATGGAGATAGAACGCCGACAGCGCACTAGCCGCCTTCGGTTCTATCGCCCCTACAAGAAGCAGGTCGAGTTTCACAAGGCGGGCGCCGCTTACCGGGAACGTCTGTTCATGGCCGGCAACCAACTGGGTAAGACGCTTTCCGGCGCGGCCGAAGCGGCGATGCACCTGACGGGGCAATATCCCGACTGGTGGCCTGGTCGTCGATGGGACAACCCCATCACGATGCTTGCCGGCTCTGAATCGTACGAGCTGACCCGCGACGGGGTGCAGCGCCTCCTGATCGGCCCGCCGCTCAACGAAGAGGATTGGGGCACTGGGTATATACCGAAGGCCGCAATTCTGGACACCACGCGGCGCGCTGGCGTGTCTGGCACGCTCGATAGCGTCACGGTTCGGCATGTGTCGGGTGGAGCATCGACGCTCTTGCTCAAAGGCTATGACCAAGGCCGCAGCAAGTGGCAGGCCAACACCGTCGATTATGTCTGGTTCGATGAGGAACCGCCCGAGGACGTCTATCTAGAGGGCATCACGCGAACCAACGCCACAGGGGGCTCGATCGCAGTCACGTTCACGCCTCTCAAGGGCATGAGCACGGTTGTCGCGAGGTTCATCATGCCGGGTGAGGACGAGGGCGCCAAATACCGCACCGTCACCACGATGACGATCGACGACGCGGACCACTACAGCGCAGAGGAACGGGCTCGCATCATCGCGTCATATCCGGCGCATGAGAGAGAAGCCCGCACCAAGGGCATTCCGTCGCTCGGCTCTGGTCGCATCTTCCCGGTTTCGGAGGAGAGCATCACAGTCGCGCCGTTCGAGGTCCCGAAGCATTGGGTGCAGATCGGCGGCCTCGATTTCGGGTGGGACCATCCCTTCGCGGGCGCTGGTTGCGCATGGGATCGCGACGCAGACGTGTTCTATGTGACGAAGGTTTATCGGGAGCGCGAGGCGACACCGATCATTCACGCCGCCGCGCTGAAGCCTTGGGGCGACTGGTTGCCGTGGTCGTGGCCTCACGATGGTTTGCAGCACGACAAGGGAAGCGGCGAACAACTGGCCGTCCAGTATCGCGGGCAAGGGCTCAAGATGCTGCCGGAGCGGGCCACCTTCGACGACGGCACGAACGGCGTTGAGGCGGGCATCTCGGACATGCTGCAGCGGATGCAGACGGGCCGCTTCAAGGTGTTTTCCACCTGTGGCGAGTTCTTCGAAGAGTTCCGGCTCTATCACCGGAAAGACGGGAAAATCGTGAAAGAGCGCGATGACGTGATTTCGGCGTCTCGCTACGCGCTGATGATGAAGCGCTTTGCCAAGGTGAAGCCGTCCAACACCGGCTGGACATTCACTGATCGGAAGGTTGTTTGATGCCTGCACTGACGGACGAACAGATCACCTCGCAGGTGACGCAGCTGGTCAAGGACTGCGAGGACTTTCGCGACCAGTCGTCAGCCGACCGCGTCAAGGCGATGGAGTACTATGATGGCGTGATGACGGACGTTCCTGCCGATGCAAATCGGTCGAAAGTCGTGTCGCGCGACGTGCGGTCTGCCATCAAGAAGGTGTTGCCATCGCTCATCCGGACCATTCTCGGCAACGACAAGGTTGTCGAATATGAGCCCGTCAACCAGGGCGATGAAGCCGGTGCCGAGCAGGCGACCGATTACATCAACTATATCGTCTTTCCGGAGAGCGATGGTTATGACGCGGTGCAGGACGCCGCGCACGACGCGCTGAAGCTGCGCAATGGCGTCATTCGCTGGTGGTACGACAAGAAGCGTATCGTCGAGGTCTCGCGACACACCGGCCTTGATCAGAATGCGCTGGTGCAGCTCGTTGGCGGCGATGACGTCGATGTTTTGGAGCAAGGGCAGTACATCGAGGTAATCCAGACACCGGAAGGCCCGGTGCCGACCACGCTCTATGACGTTAAGATCCGCAGGACGTCGGTATATGGGTGCACGCGCCTCGCCGCGGTACCGCTCGAAGAATTCCTCATCCATCCCGACGCGATGTCGATCGAGGATAGCCTCTGCACCGGCATCAAGATGAAGATGCGTCGGTCTGACCTGATAGCGATGGGCTATGATCGCGCCGTGATCGACGAGTTGCCGGTGTCGACCCGCGACAACGACAAGGAAACCGAGGAATCCGCTCGGCGCCGCGACGTCCTGAACGCCGACGATCAGGCGGACAAGGCCGCTCAGGAGGTGGATTACTACGAACTCTATGTCCGGATCGACGCCGACGACGACGGGATTGCCGAGTTGCGTCGCATGGTCTTTGCGGGCGGTACCGCTGAGAAAAACCTCCTCGAAAATGAGGAGTGGGATGAAACGCCGTTTGCCGACCTGATCACCGAGCGCCGGCCGCATCAGCGTGAAGGCAACTCGATCACCGACGACATGGCGGAAATCCAGCGCATCAAGACGGTGTTGCTGCGCCAGACCCTCGATAACCTCTACTGGCAGAACAACCTTCAGCCGATCGTGCAGGAAGGCACGATTGAGAATCCCGAGGCGGTGCTCAATCCGAAGTTCGGCCAGCCGATCCGTGTCGGGCAGGGGACAGACGTTCGCGCTGCTGTCGGTTACACCTCGGTTCCGTTGGTCGCTGACAAGTCGTTCAACATGCTGGGCTACCTCGACCAGGAGGCGACCGACCGAACTGGGATTTCCGACGCATCGAGCGGCATGGCGCCGGATGCCCTGCAGAACATGACCGCCAAGGCCTCGTCGATGATCGAGGCAGCCGGTATCGGTCAGACCGAACTGATGGTTCGCACCTTCGCGCAGGGCCTGAAGCGCGTTTTCCAAGGGCTGCTGAAGCTGACCATCAAGCACCAGGATCAGCCACGCACGGTGCGCCTGCGCGGCACGTGGACGACCTTCGACCCTCGGCACTGGAATGCTGGGATGGATGCGACGGTGAACACCGGTCTCGGCGCCGGCACGCGTGAGCGCGACATGATGATGGTGCAGATGGTCCAGCAGTTGCAGGAGAAGCTCCTCGCGTCGTTAGGCCCGGTCAACAACCCCTATGTGTCGCCTGACAACCTCTATAACTCGATCGCGAAAACGGTCGAGGCAGCCGGCCTGAAGTCTCCTGACCTGTATTTCACGAAGCCGGACCCCGAGCAGCTTCAGAAGCGGTTGGCGGCCGATGCAGCCAAGCCAGATCCGGAAATGCAAAAGGTCCAGGCGCAGGCGCAGGCCGACGTTCAGAAGGCGCAGCTTCAGGCAGAGACCGACCGGATGAAGCTTGAGGCACAGACCCGCGTCGACATGGCGAAGATCGAGGCCGAGAGCGAACTCAAGCGCTACCAGATCGACCAGGAAATCGAATTGAAGCGCCAGCAGGCGTTGGCACAGGCCTTCGTCGGCCAGCGCGTCCCGCAAGCCCAGATCGGAGGGCAACCAGGATGAAGCAGGAAGAGAAGCAAGCCGCAGCGCGCGACATGCTCGCCAATCCGCTTTTCCATCGCCTCATGGATGATCTGGAAATGACCGCGATCAACGGCTGCATCGCTGCCAAGATCACCGATCACGAGTCCCGCGCCGCCTTTGCGGCCGAAGCGCGGGCCATCCGAAATTTCCGCAGCAAGCTCAAGTTCCTCGCCGCCGAGGATCAAGCCAAGGCTGATGGAAGAGGCGCCGTGGCATAGGGCCAGGGCCAAACCTTAGAAAGCACCCAACATGAGCGAGAGCGTCAACCCGGCCGCGGCTGGGAACGAAACCGTGCAACCATCGACCACACTCGACAACCCCGACAATCTGAACTTCTGGGAGCCAGGCTACGACGACGAGCCGGCCAACTCGGAACAAGGCGAGGAAGGGATCGAAGGCGAGACGGATGAGACCATCGAGGATGGTCAAGAGGCCGGCGAGACCGCAGACAATACCGAAGGCGACGAGCCAGCCGATGCCGAAAATGGCGAGGCAGCCAACGAAGCCGACAGCCAGCTTGTCACTCTGAAGGGTGGAGAGCAGGTGCCGTTGTCCGAGCTGAAGCTCGGGTACATGCGGGAGCGCGACTACCGTTACAAAACTCAGGAGACTGCCAACAAAGGCCGCGCTCTTGAGACCATGACAACCCGCGTGGCCAATACGGTCAAGGGTATCGCTTCCTATCTGGCAGAACGTTTGCCGCCTGAGCCGCCACGTCAGTTGGCGTATCAGAACCCCGCCGAATACACCCGCCAGAAGGCGCTGTATGACGACGGTTTGGCAAACATCAACCAGATCATCGAACTGGCGAACGACTCCACGGCAGTAGCCGGCGAGCTTCAATCGTCGGCGACCCAGGAGACGCTTCAAGCCGAGAGCGAGAAGCTGGCCCAGGTGTTCCCGCAGACGACGAAAGAGGACGGCCGCAAGGCTTTCTTCGATCAGGCGTTTTCGGCAGCACTTGAGCTTGGCTTTTCCGACCAGGAACTGAAGGGCGTTACTGATCACCGGCTGTTCGGGCTGGCCTACTATGCCCGGATCGGGATGCAGGCAGAGCAGGCGAAGGGGAAGGCGCTGACGAAGGTCAACAACGCTCCCCCGGCGACACCGAAGGCCCGCCCGAGCGGTGCACCCGGCCAGCAGCAGGTTCGGAAGAACAAGGAAGCGATGCAGCGGTTGTCGAAAACCGGGTCGATCAAAGACGCAATGGCGATCGACTTCGACTAACCCCTCTATCGAAGGAATACGACCATGGCCGCATTGGCTAATACCTTCATGACGACTGCCGCAAAGGGCAATCGTGAGCAGCTTTCCGACGTGGTGTCGCGCATCACGCCGGAAGACACCCCGATCTATTCCATGATCGAACATCCGAGCGTCAAAGGTACGCACCCCGAATGGGAAACCATCGCTCTTTCTCCTCCTGGCACGAACGTGCAGACGGAAGGCGATGAATATTCCTTCGGCGCCTCGACCCAGGCAGCGCGTGTCGGCAACTACACCCAGATCATGCGCAAAACCGGCATCATCTCGGGTTCGCAGGAAGAGGCAGACAACGCCGGTCAGGCGGAAAAGCGCAAGTA